CACCAACCATAGCTATGCAAGCCAGGATATGTTCAATCCAGATGATGTCATCAGTGGAGGTTCGGGCCCGATCTATGCCAGCTCAATGGTCATTGCCATGCGCAAGCTCAAGCTAAAGGAAGATGAGGATGGTAACAAGACCACCGAGGTGCTTGGTATCAGGGCGCAATGCAAGATCATGAAGACGCGTTACAACAAGCCATTTGAAACCGTTGAGATCAAGATCCCCTACGATCGTGGTATGGACCCCTACAGTGGTTTGGTTGACTTGTTTGAGAACGAAAGCCTCTTGGTCAAGGACGGTACTCGACTGACCTATACTGGACCAACTGGCGTACAGATCAAACAGTTCCGCAAGGCCTGGGAGCGAAACGACAGCGGTTGCCTCGATAAGCTGATGGCAGAATGGGTACCAACCCGTGCTAAGATCACTCCAGAGCAAGCCCCTGAGATCCCAGAGGAGGATAAGGTAGTGGAGTGATCCACTACCTTATTTTAGAAATCAGGTAGTTGACGGTATAACTACTGATTGCAACTGCCTAACGCAGTGCCTTATGGAAATCAGGGATAATACTATGGACATATCATCATCTGTGATTGTAGAGATCTGGGAAGCACTTGGTGACTTCATTCCAGCAAATAAGAAAGAAGACTGTGCATGTCGTCTGATAGAAATATTCAATGAGCAACATCTGGAACCTGATTGGTTTGATCTGATTCGTGGTGCAGACACACATTTGGATGCTGCACTAGATTTGGTATTCGAACAAGATGAGGATGAGGTCGAAGAAGATGATGGATATGAGGACTAAGTGTGGTATAATCGTATAGTTGAAGACCTAAGTGAACTACCATCTGCACTTGATCATTTCAAATCAGAGGTAGAATCAGCTAGACCAGAAGCATCTATAAAAGGCAGTCTGGAACGTTCAGCACAAGAGCTTCCTGGGTTGATGGCCTATAGGTTTGGTCAGCTCCAGGAGCTTGAGGCTATATTGAAGTATCTAAATATCAAATATGACAAGTTACGCAGCGATCATTATAGGAAATATCTTGAAAGCTATAATCGACAGCTAACAGATCGCAGCATTGAAAAATACATCGATGGAGAATCTGATGTGGTTGATATGGGGTGCGTGATAAATGAGGTTGCGCTGGCGAGAAACATGTATCTAGCGCTCATAAAGGGATTGGACATCAAACAATTCCAAATCAGTAACGTGGTCAAGCTAAGGACAGCTGGTATGGAGGACGTGGTCCTATGACCAACTATCAGCCATTGCGAGACGACCTCATGGTACAGATGGGTTGGACCAAGAGCAGGGGCGAAGGCCGCAGGCTGATCGCCCAGGGTGGCATACGCATCAACGATGAGAAAGTCACTGATCCAAACACATACCTGTTCGTCACACCAGACCGCAAGCAATTCTATCTGCTGGGCATAGACGGAAGCAAGGTTAAACGGTGATGCGACTAGCAGCAGACTGCTCGTATTTTGCGTTTGGTTTCCTCAGAGTGAGTTCTAGGATTCTTTAGATGGTTAAGTCTGGCAGATTCTCTCATTTTTTGCTTGGTTTCTTCGCTGTGTTGTCTAATAGGTCTTACTTTAGCAGCTTCTGATAATTTTCTTCTTGTATCATCTGATACTACTTTGCCGCGATGTTTAGCTCCTATGTTGGCTTTTGTTTCATCGCTATGATGCCATCCTTTTGATTTAGGAATACCTTTTTGTCGTAGACTACTAGCTAATTTCTGTTCAGCTGTTGGTATGTAAGATACTTTACCTTTATGAGCACGACTGATCTTTTGTCTGGTTTCAACTGATACTATCTTACCTGTATGTTTTGCTCTAAGTTTTGCTTTTGATTCATTTGTATGTCTTAAGAATCTGTATTTGGTTCCTGCTATAGATTGATTTAACCATATCTCTGGCTTTTCTAAGACGTGCATTTTGGTTAGTACTCTCTTCTCCCAACTGGCGGCTTGTTGGTAAGAATCAAATGTACGCCTTACTTCAGTAATAAAGGCATCTTTGCCATACTGTTTGATCAGTTTCTTTACGATTTTGCTGCTTGTGAAATATTTGTGCCAAAGATCTTTTTCTGGCGATACTGTGTTTGCACTGCGCATACCATAATACACTTGACCTGTAGGAACAAGACGTATAATGTATGTATATGGTTTAGACGGTGAGTAAATATCCATGCTGTTGCTCCTTATTAGCGATAGAGTAGTTGGGGATTGCCGTCCCGCGAACTACGCTTTATTTAGCCCAAAAAGGTGGTAAATGGCTATTCCTTTGAGAGATGATCTTATGGTCCAGGAACAAATAAATAATGATCCTTGGTCTCATATGGTAGCTGTTGTGATGCTGAATCAGACAGGGCGCAAGCAGGTAAAAACCATATTGCCACAGTTCCTTGCATTGTGGCCTGATGCTGCGTCTCTGCTTGCAGCTGATATTGCTGCCATAATAGAGATAATCAAACCACTTGGCATGTACAATCGCAGAGCCAAAATCCTAAAGAGGATGAGCCAGGATTGGCAGACCTGGGATGGTCAAGACGCTCGTGCATTGCATGGTATCGGTAGATATGGCAGCGATAGCTATCGTATATTCTTCAGGGGTGAGCTCAATATAGATCCAACGGACAAGGAATTGAGACGCTATCTAGGTCTTGCTCCGCTGCAGAAACAGGATGGGTAAAAATGGACGTTGCCACGATCATCATTGAGAATGAGACCAATGTAAAGATAGAAGGGGTTGACCTTGTGACTCGCAAAGCGATGAGCGCTGCGGTCAAATACTTTCTCCCCCATGCAAGATATAGCCCGGCATACAAGCTGGGTCGCTGGGACGGTACGACCACGTTTTGTAACCTCGGTGGACGAACATATCTGAATCTTTTGGACAAGCTGCTACCGATCGTGCAGGAACGCGGATATGATATAGAGATCCGAGACGAGAGGTCTGTGCATGCATTTGAGTTTGAACCAGTTGATGAGAACCTACTGTGTGATTTACAGTGGCCGCCGGATCACAGAGCAGCTGGCCAGCCAATAATCCTGCGCGATTATCAGGTACAGGCAATAAATGAGTGCTTGCAAAATCCTCAGGGCATTTCAGTTGCTCCCACATCAGCGGGCAAAACAATCATCACGGCCAGTCTCAGCAAGCTAGCAGAACGCTATGGCCGTACCATTGTGATAGTACCAAACAAGAATCTGGTGCAGCAGACAGAAGAGGACTATCGCAACATTGGCCTGGATGTGGGTGTGTTGTTTGGTGATCGTAAAGAATACACTCGAACACATACCATATGCACTTGGCAGAGCTTGAATGTGCTTGACAAGAAGAACAAGGATGCGTTGGCCGATGATCAGCTTGACGTGTTTCTTGATAATCTAGTTGCAGTGATATGCGATGAAGTGCATTCTGTAAAGAATGCAAATGTGCTCCATACCCTGTTGACCACCACATTTGCCAACATACCCATACGTTGGGGTTTGACTGGCACCATACCAGAAGAAGAATACAACAAGATAAGCTTGATCTCAGCAATTGGACCGTTGATAGGAAGCCTTACTGCCAAAGAACTACAAGATGCGGGATATCTGGCACAATGCCACGTCAACATAGTGCAGACACAGGAAACCGTCTCATATGGCAATTACCAAGAGGAGCTCAAGTTTCTCGTAACCAACGAGAAACGCACAGCATGGATGGCCCTAAAGATAATAGAGATATCAAAATCTGGTAACACACTGATTCTTGTTGATCGTATCGAAACAGGGGAACGTCTGCATGCTCTGATTCCTGGGTCTACCTTTATCAGTGGCAAGATGAAAAGCACCAAACGCAAGGAAGCCTACAAGGAGATCAACCTTGCTGATAATGCTGTTATGATAGCAACCTATGGTACGACCAGTACAGGTATTTCAATCAACAGGATCTTCAACTTGGTCCTGGTAGAACCAGGCAAGAGCTTTGTTCGCGTGATCCAGAGCATTGGACGAGGTTTACGCAAAGCTGATGACAAAGATTCTGTAAACATCTTTGATATTGCTAGCAAATGCAAGTTCAGCAATAGGCATTTGGTCAAACGCCGCAAGTTTTATAGCGACGTGCAATATCCATTTGGCATTGAAAAAATAACCTACTGATCTATAATAGAAGACCGTAAATAAATCCATACACGTTTTACAGGTTTCCTAATGAAAATCTTGACAGATGCCAATTGCAGCTATAGCCTGAACCAGGTACCAGATGCAGCTGAAGATATTAGATATTGTGTGCTTGATTACAGCGATCCAACCAACGCGGATTATTATTTTCTGCCTTTGATATACCTAGAAAGCTTTGCAATGGCCTGTGCTGACATACGCATAGGTGCATATAACATACAGATGCCGTTGGATTGGTATGTTGTTGTTGGTGATATGCACAGCGGGGCTCTTGAAACGATGAGCATAATTGATCTCAACGACAAGGATTTTGATGTGTTTGCATTCAATCCAATCCGTGGATACATGCCCCAGTTCATTCGATTTGAATTGGTAAATGTCTATAGTGAGGTGAAGTGGTTCTTCCCCAAGCTAAAGAACAGCCACTTCCTGGCGGTTCCGCTCAATGATGGTCCCGAGCCTCTGTGTGCGTTCTTTATCAAAGATCCAACCAAAAACAGTGAGAAGATTGATATACGCGATCTATTCTAGCTGATAACACGAACCCCTTGTGCTCGCTCAGGCTTGCACAAGGGGTTCGCGGAGTCTGCTTGGAGTCCAACCCAAGCTAGCTTTTAGGCTGTCTGTAGAATAGCCTGATTGGCAGTGGTAAGTGATGTGCCCGTTGGGTACCATGTATAGGTGTTGCCCTGCCATGTTATCACGGTATTGTCGTTGATTTTACGTGCATATTCCGTGCCGCCACCGTATGGGCTGACGGTTACGTATGCATTACCTGGTTCTGTGGCATCGTTATTGGTCAATGCAACCACTCCGGTGGTGCCAGCCAGTGTGCTGTTAGAGGCTTGATAGCGTCCTGTGCCAACCTGGCGCACGAAGTAACCGGTACGTGATGTAGAATCACCTGGTATGTAAGCGGTGCATTGGATTTGATCACCGCTTGTGGTGTAGTTCCCTAGGAACCTCTTGTTTACTGGGCGTCCCATGTTTTTCTCCTTGAGGATATCAATTGTTATGGGTATTTATGCTGTCTAGTCAAATGATCATGGATAACAATGTCATTGCGGGCTTCCTACGACCAAGGCACACTGTCTGTGGCGTTGTTGAACTGTAGCATTATGATTTGGTTGCCAAACAGTCTCTTGGCCATCCTGCAACTCATGTTATAATCCTCATGCATGGTCATATTCAGCAGCATTGCATCAAACATCTATTGCTGCTACAATGCTTAGGCTCACACGGAGAATGCTCAATGGCAGGTAAGAAACGAGAATACAAGCTAGATATCATGGAAGTGCTCAAGGCACTTGATATGGGAGACAGGGCCTACTATGATGGCCTTACTGATGAGGAAAAGAAAGCCTACGTCCCATTGGTGATCATGAGATGGATGAGCGCACTGCCAGATCAAAATTCTGCACGTCATTATTCTGTGCTGGCAGTGAACGACCTTGTCAATGTTGGGTTCTGGGAACTCAGCAAGCACACTGAACTTAACATCTGTTGTTGTGTTCGGCTGGTACCGGGCGCAAGCAATTCAGGCAGTGGATAGCAGCGGGTGGGCGCAAAACCAAGACCAAAAAACTTGATGAATATTTTCTACAACGTCATCCCGACGCAGGTTCTGATGAGCTAGAGATACTAAGGAATGCAGTTGATCGCAAGGAGTTCAAAGCACAATTGGAAGCAGAAGGTATGTCCGATAAGGAGATCAAGGAACTGGTAGAAGAGTTCAAGAAGCTGGAGAAATAGCGTGATAGCAGGACAGCAGTGTGAGTTCTGCAAACGCAGGTTCATGGAAGAAAAAGCGTTCATCAATCATGCATGTGAAAAAAAGCGTAGATGGTTATGCAAGGATGATCCTGTAGAACGCATGGCATTTGTGGCATGGAGCCGATTCTATGAGCTCAGCCAATCTCGCAGCGGGGCCAACACCAAACGCAGCCAACGGGAGTTCGTTGACAGCAAGTTTTACAAGGGGTTCGTCAAGCTTGGACGCTATATCGTAGACATCAACATGGTCAGCCCTCAGGATTATGTGGACTATGTGATCAAGGCCAACCTTCCATTGGACAAATGGACCAGCGACGTCGTGTATAAGACTTTTTTGGAGGAGTTCACTCGCAAGGAAAAACCAGAGCGTGCCCTGGAGCGTGTGGTACGAATCATGAAGGAATGGAGCGATTCAGAGGACAGACCATGGCATGATTTCTTCCGTGAGATAAGTCCAAATCATGCCATACACATGATCCGGGGTGGGCGAATCAGCCCATGGATACTCTACAACAGTGACAGTGCCGTAGAACTTTTTGAACGATGCAATCCCGAGCAACTGGCGATCATAACTAGCTGGGCTCCGGTGCCACAGTGGAAGATACGGTTCAACAAACATCCGGAGGAGGTGCGTTTCATCAGGGAAACGCTCAGCAGTGCAGGGATATAAAAATGTCAGATACCACATATGAGATGTATGCAAGCCCAGAGGAAACTGAAACGGATTTCACGGTACCACTGCCGGTTCAATCTTCGATGAGCCAAACCGGAGTCTATACAGAGATTTCAATTGGTGGACAAACCACGAGGGTGATTGATCCAACCTATGTGATAAGAATGGAATCTCGCATGAACGCTATGGTCCAACAGATCCAACTGCTACAAAATCAGCTTAGATCGATGCAGAGCATGTTCAACAATCAAACGGTTGAACTGCGCAATATGCAAAGAGAACTGGCCAGCAAAGTAAGCTATGAATGATCATCCATCAAGGTGACGTTGACATAGATTTTGCCAACAGGGATGTGGCCCTACTGGCGCTTCAGCATGTTCCAGCCAGCATGCTCAGGGATGGCCAATTGGTCAAACACAACACAGGGATATATTTCCACAACGTGCCCATTGATCCAATCACCAAGCTCTGCTCCATTCACTATGCGGCTGCCAAGGATCACCAGTTTTTCAAGATTGATCTTCTCAATGTCTATGTGTATTCCATGGTCAGGGACGAGCAGCATCTATGCGATCTCATGGATCGAGATATCAATTGGCAGTTGTTTGAATACACAGAGTTCACTGAGCAGCTGATACACATAGGTAGGCACAGTGAACTGGTTCGAGATCTGAAACCGCAAAACGTAAATGAGCTAGCCATGGTGCTGGCGCTGATACGCCCTGGGCAACGACATCTCATTGATAGATGCAAACTGCGTGGATTTGCCAGCATCGAACAGGAGATATGGAACCAAGGGTCAGACGGCGATGGGTATGTGTTCCGCAAATCACACAGCATCGCCTATGCCCATTTGGTCGTGGTACATGCCAATTTGCTGGTTGAACAATTGCAAGAACCTGCTAAATTAGATGAACAAATGGAGAATCACAATGGCTAAGAAGCTGATGAAGCCAACTGCTCACAAGAACATGTTTGGTGTAACCGTTATGCTGGATGGTGTGACCACCATAGCCAGCAACCTTGGCTTTGATCCAGTGAAGGGTCGCAACAGCAAGCTTACGCAAGGTCATTTATTCCGATATCCCAATGCCGAGCTAACAGATGTGGCCTCAGCGCTGGAACACCTCGAAACGGTCGAGCTTGGCTACAATTGGTGGTTCAAGGGCGAAACCAAGGACAATACTAGCTCTGTTGATGGGTATATCTGCATTGCCGACCGCATGGAAGCTGGCATGTTTGCCGTTAGCCACATGGCTACATGGCAGAAATGGGGAGCCGAACAACAGGCTGCCGAGGCTGAGGATCGCAAGACCAAACCCAACAAGATCAAAGTTCACAAGGATGGCAGGATCACCGCAACCGTCACAGTTGCAGGGATTGACGACCTCTAAGAACCAACAGCGCGGACAAGTTGAATTGTCCGCCTCTTGACTCTCTTGTTGCAGAGATCACGCAGGCTGACCAAAGGGCCGCATACTATCGTGGTCTCTTTGGTAGCAAAGGTCCTGAGGCTGGCCTTGAACGGCGCAAATCTCTTGTGCAAAAAGAGGTTTATGGGGATGGTCCGGTTGCTGTCCCACCACCAGCTTTCGCCACATTCTATATACAATGCCTTCATGACAGGTGTGAACCCGGTATCTAGCACATACATGCTGATATAATTGGAGTCACTGTTTTGCACTATTCCAAGATATTCATTGTTTAGATAGGTGATGAGGGTAAGGAATGGCCATCTCTCTTGGATGAGGTCCTTCTCTTGCCCTTGGTCTGATTCTGCATTGTCCATCAATTATTTAGTGAGATTTCTGGCGGTAGTGCGGTCAAGATAAATATCTCAAATGATCAGCGGTTCGGAATATGCCAACAGTCAATCTCTACAGGTACAAACCATACATCCAACTGCTGAGAACCAACCATGGCGTGGGCAACACGAATTATCCTATGATCCAGTATGACATAAAGCTCTACAAGGGTGTGACCAATACCTTAGATTTCCTGATACGCAACAATGATCGAAAACCAATCAAATTGGTTGATTATCAGATCATGGTGGATATACAAAACACCAACTTGCCCATTGGCAGCCCGCCTCAGGTATTGCTTAGCAAGCAGGCAATCATCACGGATGAGATCAGCGGCAAAGCTCAGCTGCTGCTGGCGCCAGGTGATATTGGCAACTGGAATACAGGTTTCTATACCTATGCTGTGCGTACCGTGGACGGACAGGGTAGGCAAGAATATCTCTACACGGATGTGAACAAAAATGCACAAGGGCAATTTCAGCTGCTTGAAACCATATCAGCCAGTCTCAGTCCGGCCAAAGAGATACTTGGCGGCGATTTCACTCCAACACCATTGGCCGAATACCGCACCATTTATGTGACCGGGTCTATACCGGGAGATGCACAGATGCAGCAGGCTAACGGGACCCACACCCTGGCAATATATCTTACTGATTTTACTGGGAAATTTTATGTAGAAGGTAGCCTTAGCAATGACAGTCCACAGCCCAGCCAATGGTTTTCCATACCTCTCGCTGTCTCGGTTGATGGCTCGGTCAATTTGATAGAGCAATCAGGTGTCAAGCAGTTCACGTTCCTTGGCAATTACTATTGGGTACGTTTCAAATATACCAAAGATCCAGTAAACACTGGATCATTTCTCAAGCTGCTTTACAAGAACTGACCCGCTGTGCCTTGTGGCCCCGCCGATGCTAATGTATAGTTGTGTGAACATGAGAGCCGCCAGGAAACACAATCAGTGACGTTGGTCCACGAGCTATTACAACGCTACGTCCCATCCAAACGCAAGCAAACGGCCAAAGGTTGGATACAGTTCAATTGTCCGGCCTGCCATCATCGTGGTCATGGGGCAGATACCAGAGGACGGGGTAACATCCTGTTCACAGCTGATCAGCAGGTGGTATATCGTTGTTTCAATTGTGGGATCAAGGCCAGATACGCAGGCAATCACATAAGCCATAACATTGAAAACATCATGCGGTGGATGGGAGTGCCGCACAATGATTTACAAAAAGCCAAGCTAGAAGCTCTTGAACTAGCGGTTTCTGGCAATGCAGCGGTATCAAGCACTGGCGTTGCAATCATGCTTCCAAGCTTTGGTGAAACAGATCTTCCAGCGGGGGCGAGACCAATCTCCGAGATTGCCATGGACGACGATCCGTCTCCGGAGTTCATGTCAGTGCTGGCTTATCTCTATTCACGCGGCAAGTGCGTTGCAGAAAACTGGGATTACCACTGGAGCCCTGACAAGCGACACAACATGGATCATCGAGTGATCATACCATTCCGTTGGAACAGGAAGATAGTTGGGTGGACTGCCAGATATGCGGGCAAACCGCCAGGCACAGCACCACGATATTTCAACAGCGAGTTGGACAGTGGCTATCTGTTCAATGCTGATCAGCTCAGCTATGGTAACCGGAAGTTTGTGTTGATAAATGAAGGACCGTTTGATGCCATAGCCACAGATGGTATAGGCACGCTGGGTAGCAAGCTCAGCCCATCTCAGATAGCATGGCTCAATCTATCAGATCGCATCAAGATAGTTGTTCCAGACAGAGAAACCAAGAACCAAGCGTTGATCGATATTGCGCTAGAACAAGGATGGAGCGTCAGCTTCCCCGACTGGGAACGTGGTGTAAAAGATGCAGCTAAAGCAGCAGAACTCTATGGGAGATTGTATACCATACAAAGCATATTGGCTACAAGAACCAGCAATCGCACAGAGATAGCAATAAAGAGGCAATTATTCAAAGGATAAATGATGGCTCGCAATGAAAAACGAGAAGAAAAAACGATAGATTACACCGAGGACAAGCAGAGGCTCCTGCTTGAGGCTCTGCTGAGCAGCGATGAGATATTCAGCCGTTGCCAGAATATTTTGAACGCAAAGTATTTCATGAACAAGCTGCGCCCTGCGGCAAGGTTCGTGCTGGATTATGTGAATGAGTATCGGGTGCTGCCCAAGGTGCAGCAGGTCAATGCAGAGACGGGATTGGGTCTCCAAGAGATAACTGGTCTGCTACCACAGCACATAGAAGGATTCTTGGATGAGGTTGAGGAGTTTTGCAAGAACAGGGCAATAGCCGAAGCAGTCATTGCCGCAGTGGATCTCATAGAGAAAGGCAATTATGGTGAGGTAGAAAAGCAGGTCCGAGAGGCCATACTGATCAGCCTGCAGAGCGACATTGGAACCAACTACTTTGCCAATCCTCGCGAACGCCTAATGCAGATCAAAGACAACAACGGTCAGGTTACCACCGGATGGAAGACCATCGATGACAAGCTGTACGGTGGTGTGAATCGAGGCGAGCTAACCATTTGGTGTGCAGGGTCAGGCGTTGGTAAATCCCTGTTCCTACAGAACATAGCTGTGAATTTTGCCAAGCAAGGTCTAAATGTGGTATACATCTCATTGGAGCTCAGTGAAGCTCTGTGTGCCATGCGAATGGACAGTATGATATCTGAGATATCAACCAAAGAGATCTTCCGTCGATTGGATGACGTTGAAATCAAAATCAAAACAGCCGGACGTAAGAGTGGCAACCTGCATATCAAACAGATGCCACAAGGCAGTACTTGCAACGATCTCAAAGTATATCTAAAGAACTATGAGATTGAAACTGGTAAGAGGTGTGATGCACTGATAGTGGATTATCTTGATCTGTTGTTCCCCAATAACAAGCGCATTGATCCCAGCAATTTGTTTGTCAAGGATAAGTTTGTTACTGAAGAATTGCGTGGATTGATGGTTGAACGGAAGATGATTGGACAAACAGCAGCGCAGTTGAACCGGGGCGCCGTACAGGAACAGGAGCATGATCACAGCCATATCTCCGGTGGTATTTCCAAGATCCAAACAGCTGACAACGTGATTTCAATCTTCTCCAGTGCAGCGATGAAAGAGCGTGGGCAATATCAAGCGCAATTCTTGAAGACACGCTCATCCAGTGGTGTTGGCAGCAAGGTAAATCTTGGATTTGACACCAACACTCTCAGGATATTCGATATGGACGAGGACGGTGCTGCGGCCTCTGCTCAACCAACATCTGCGGAGATCTTTGCTGATCTACGTCGTAGGAATGTTGCTGCCAAGGATGCACATGCATCTAATAAGACGGATTCTGCGGGGTCAACTGGACCGGGTGCAACTGTAACCAAGACGCTGAGCGATCTTTCAAACCTGAAGGCATTGATACGGCGCTGATCACAAGGCCAGGGCAGGTATATACCTGCCCTGGGTTATTGTTTAGATACGCTGCTTTTTGTTCTTCTGACCTTCCATGGTAGGCATCTTGTCCTTGGTCATTGGATTGCCATCGTGGTGTATTTTACCACCAACATGCTGAGGAGCTCCGTCTAGGTTGTTCAGCTGATTGTTGCTTACGTTGAAGTCGCCGCCGACATGCTCTGGCGCGCCCTCGAGGTTTGATAGATTGCTGTGGGTTGCATGGAATCCGCCGGTGACCTTGCCAAACTTTACTGGTAATTTGCCGCCAGGTAGTGTCTTGCTCTTCAATATCACATCGCCGTCCACATGAACTCGGCCATCTGTGCCAATCTTGTGCTTGCCATGTATAAAGAAATGCTTGTCAAGCACTGAGGCTGTGTTGCGTGCGCTGTCGTTGCTTTCAGCCAGTGATGGTGCAGCGGTTTTATGTATTGCACGCAGCTTGTTGATGACCTTGCTGGTTGTGCTGGCATCACTGCTGAGTATCCTATCAAATACCGCAGTGATGGCGGCGAAATCACCCATACCCAGCGTACGTGCATTCTTCAGCTTGTTGAATGCGGTATTGAATTGTCCGGCTTCCGTATCATCAAGCCCTAGGTCCTGTGCAAGTGCAGCCACATTCATGGATCCCGACAGCTTGTCTTGTGTGGTTTTGTTGGTCATCAACCCCTTGACCAGCCCGTCCTCTGAGTCGTCATCGCTGGGTTCTGGGGCTGGGCCAGCAGGCGCATCATCTGGTTCTTCGGCAGAGTCTTTGGGACCAACGGCGGGGTCATCATCTTCATACACCACGCTTTCACCTAGGCCGGCAGCCCAGACGCCCCGTTTGAATCCTTTTTGCCACAGCTTGTACTTGGCGGCTTGTGAGTTTTTGTCATAGGGATTCTTGCCGTACTCGTCAAAGGTATCTCCGTCGGCTCCGTTCTCGTAGCCCTGGTGTTCGGGATCAGGATCCTCTGCGTCAGGATGACTTATCATTTCCTTGCGACAATCGCTCCAACCAGTTTGCCACTGGTCGCTGTCATCGGGGTTGGTTCGAAAATCGTATGGGTTGTCTTTGATTTTCTTGCCGTCACTGCATGCATCATATCCGTCTTGATAGGGATCAGCTGTGGGCGTCATGTCATCTTCCATCATATCATCATAGGCGCGACCGGAGTTGCCACCTATGTCATTGCGCCCGTCTTTCCAACCGTCCTGCCATTTTCCGTGATTATCGTTGGGATCGTCTTGGTCATTGTAGGGATTGTCTAGATCTCGATGGGTTAGTTCATCTTGACCAGCTGCGTATCCTTGCTGATACGCATCGGTGTCTGATGCAGATCCTTCCATAGCTGCTAGCTCATCCAGCTTGGCCCGTAGGCTGCGCATGTAATCAGTGTTATCTGTCATTGTTGGTTCCTTGCGAGGTATTGAGTTGCAGGATATTTATTCTTTCTGCCGGAAAGATACCAAAAGATTCATCAGCCTACGTTTTTGTGCGGTGTCGCTGGTCATCAGTTTCCATAAGGCATCTGCCATTACCCATGCTTGCCTGCTGTTGATCACATCTCTCATGGTTTGCCCTGGCTCTGCATTCTTTAGTTTATTCATAGCTGCTGCAAATTGGCTGGCATTCTGAGTTTGCCATCCCAGCTCTTTGGCAATCCTGGTTGGGTTGAGCGTGCCTTGGCCCCCAGATACTCCCATCCTTGTTGGGTCAGTTGTCTGTGCGGTTGGAGGCGTGGCTGTTTGCGGTGCAGCTTGGGCATCTTGGAGAGCCAATTCAACCGTTTCAATCAGCTGTCTCATGGAAGTTTCTTTATGTGTCATAGCAATCTCCTTGTCAATTATTTATCGCAGAGCAATCTGCACTGGATGACCACGATTCTCACATACCGTTGATCGTGGATAAATATCTCACACTATTGGGACTCGGACCGTGGACAAAACCAAGAACATCCTAGACGAACTGGACAGGGTGGTCCCCGCCAAAAACAAGCATTCGATCATCGAAGGCAGGGCGGTGCACCTCATAGCCAGTGCTGTCAACCTATGCCAGCTCATACGCGAAAGCTATGGAGATGAGCTAGGGGACGATCTCATCAAGAGATTGTACCGCAGCATGGCAACTGGTGATGACCGGAAATTTACACGCAAGATCCGAGAAGTAAGGAATACCAAATGAGCCAGACTGATGAAATGCGAAAGTTCATTTCGATCCTGAACGAAGGAATAGACGGTCCTGTGGCGTTAGATGAGGCTAAACCAATGGGGTGGTGGTCCACATCTTGGTTACGCAATGTTGGACAAAAAGAAACTAGAGCCGGCAGGCAACTTTTGAAAGGTTTAGCCAACGGTGAGTATTCAAATTGGCAAAAGTTTCTTGGAACGCAAGATAAAAAAGAGAATCAAGGATCTCAAGAAGATTTGCGCAATTACCTAGAAGCATACAAATATCCACAGCAATGGATTGACGCTGCATTTACCAAACGTGTCCCTAATTTCAATGACAAGGGAGATATGGCTAAATGGTTCCTTGAGCTTTCGAGAATGGTTCTTGCCAAAGACCCGCAAGGTACTTCAGCTGTTGCACAACGGGCGATCAGATCGTCTGGCGGAACTCCTGCAGCCGCTTCGGCAGCTGGTGGTGGTGGCGCTGGCAGCGTGACCGGCGGCGTTGGCAGCGGCGCTGGTGGTGGTGGTGGCGCTGGTGGTGGTGGCGCTGGTGGTGGCG